ATAGCCCGAATATCACCGAGTCCATCATCAATTTGAGCCATTTCCATTGCGAGTTCGGAAATATCGAACTGATGTGCAATAGTCTTAGGACTCATAAAGAGTTGAGCGTAAGTTGGAGCCATAGAACCAAGTCCATCAGCCGCAGTAGAAAGTCCTGCGTTTTCCGGAACACCACCAATTTCGTCAGCGTGTGGCGCAGAGCCACCAATACCAATAACACCGCTACCAGTAGTATCACCAGTAATATCAACTGCCAAAACTGAATCCGAACCACCAAATGGTCGGCTCTTAAGAATTCTCCAACCGGATGAAGTATAAGGTCGCTTTGATAGCATAGCGAGGGCATTTACTTCTCGGTTTAGCATTGACCAAACTTTTTGTCCGTACAGTTGATTATACATTCCAGTTGTATTACCAATGCCAGTGACATTGCTTGCGCCAGCATCACTAATATCGTGTGCAGTGTGTAGTCCTTGAACTGCACCTGCTTGTTTCAATACAGAGTTTCCGCCAAAGGCAGGTAGTCCGTATGTCGCCGCTTCTAAATCTCTAATTGTGTTAATGTATCCCATTTAATTCACCTCAAATGTTACCGCCAACAGCCTTATGAATGTCGCTCCAACTCATGTCAGCAATCTCTTCTGTAGAGAAAACCTTAGTGGTTGTAGCGGCTTCTGTAGCCTTGCGGATTGTGTTCTTTTCTTCTGTAAGTGACTTACGGAGTTCGGAGAACTCTGCGTTAAGTCGTGCGATTTCGGATTGTGCATCGTATTCTGCCTTAGCAACTATGTCTGCTCGGTTAGTTTCTTCCGAAGCGAATCTCTTAGCGAAGGTTTCTTCGAGAGTTTCGAGTCCCATCTTCTCAAGTTGTTCTGCTCGGTATTGCTCGTAAGCCTTCTCAATGTTTGAAACGCTTAGGTTAAGAGTTCTAAACTCATCGTTAGCGAAGTTCTTAGAAACCATTCCTTCCTTCTTTGCTTGTGCTCCGGCTCGTCCCATAGGTTCACCTGCTCCACCAAGATTAGTTTCATCGTTTCCGTCTTTAGTAGTGGCCTTGAGAGGGGTACTTGCTCCGCCTTCTTCTCCTTCTTCTTCTCCGGTATCCATGTATTCGTTCATCTTCTCGTCCAATGGATGAGGTGCGCCTCGCTCCATTAACGGTTCTTCATCATCTTCTTTTCGTAGCGTGTTGACTTCTTCTAGAAGAGTATCTAGTTCTGCCAATGCCTTTTCTAATTTATTCATTGTTTTGTCCTCCTTTAATATATCGAACCTCGCTTCGGGGTTGATTCCCTTTTCGCATATTGTGACTTCGTGGAGTTCTAGTTTGCTTATCTCACTATACTCCCCTAAATCATCATGGTGTTTCTTCACTTTTTGTAGTGCTTGTCCACCTATGCTAAAAGACCTCAATGACCCTTTGCGAATTCCTCGGTTTATTTCCTTTGCTTTTTCAATATCATCTCTTAATTTAATTACTACGAAGAACCCAACATCATCTACTTGGGTCTTCCATAGTTTTCCATTACTATCTCTATGAGATTCAACTACTTCTCCAACTTGAACATTGGAGTGATTAGTCATAACATTACGGAACTTATTGTGTTCCATGAATTTTTTAACTGCCTCATTTAAGGCTTTGAGAGTAATTAAATCATTTTGCTTATCTACCATTTCGATAGAAGCATAGCCACCAATCATTAAATCATCATTCGACGCCTTCAAGATGGAGAAGTCATTCTCCTCCATTGCAGACATAATCGTAGACATGATGCTCAAGCCGTCTTGTACTAAATACACTATTTAACTAGTTCGGTTGTTTAGTGTATTTTAAGTCTTTGAACTTATCTTCATAAATATTCCAAATCCCTTCGTCAGTATCCTTATCTACAGGTTTCTGCTCATATCCAGTCCATGCTAACCACATATCCTTTCCTTCTACTGGAACTACTCTAAAGTGAATCTTAGTTTCAAACTTATTTCCATTTAGAATATATTCATGGTATCCATGTCTTTGTACTCCGATTTCTACATCCCCAAGGTCAATTAGTTTTTCCTTTGAAACATTTGTAGAGATTTGAGCAGGGAACTTAGTAGCCTTACCAAACAGGGAGAATATATCATCATCGGAGTCTAGGTCAATATACCAAGATAGGTTCTCTCCTTTGTAATTTACAATAAAGTCTAAGTTTCCATCCTTTCTAGAATAGACTTTAAATTCTGATTTTTCCGACTCCTTTTGAATTTCACTATCGTCAACAGAAATTTTACCATTACTGTATGACATTCCTTCCGAGGCTTGTACCCAAGAACCAAGTCTATTCTTGTCGCTTTCTAAAACGGATTCATAATCTCCTGCGTGATTACCAGCCAAAAAATTATGTAAATCTCCTATGGTCTGTGGCTTGCCCTTTCCTTTTACAAACTGCTTAATAGACGCTCTTAACTTTCCTTGAAGGGTTTTTAGAGCCATCTCCGCTTCTTGTTTCCACATATCTAAGTCTGCAATAGCATTCTTAGACATTAGATTATTCTCATTAAATCCATAAATGGTAAATCCATCCATGCTCTTAGCAATTAAAGTAGCACTACCATGTATGTTATCGGTAATAGTTATTCCCTTCTTGAGTGCTTCCACTTTGTACTTCAAAGACGGTTTAGTATCCTTAGATAATAATTCTAAGGTCACAATCTTATCGGGAGTAGCGGCTTCCGGAACCTCGATTACTTTAGCAGAATAGAGAGTAAATCTACCATCCGACTGCTTTACCTCATCTACCTTGACTCTAATAATTTCTCCAACCTTAACATCTATCTTGGTATTTAGTGCCTTACCTACATTCATGTAGAGTTTGTTATCCATTTCTACTATATGCTTTCCTTCTTCTAAAACTGGGCCAGCCCCTAATGAATAAGAGAATAGACCGGACTTAGTAGACTTCTTATCTAGAACTAGCATATCTAAATCTACAAATTTCTTCCACTTAACCCACTTTGGATTTTTCTTAGTTCCTACGAAATAAGTAGAAGTTAAGTCTTTGATAACAACCCCCTCCGCAGTAGGCATTTCCATTATTTCCTTAGCATATTCTTCTATGTCTTTCAAAGAATCTGCAATTCTAGTATCTTTCTTAGAAGGGAATGCAATAGCATCGGAAGACTTTGCTGAATAATTATTGAATAGAATGTTAATTCTAATCTGTAATTCATCATCCATCAAGTTCTTTTCTTCATGTCGCATTATATCAAAAACATGCGCTCTTAGTTTTGCTTCGGGATATTTATTCTTGAATACATGAGCAACTGTATCTGCTCTATGTAGGGCTTTATCGCCATCGAATAGAATTAGTTCTGAATCTAGAATACAGTCACCATAAGATTTCTTCTTCATTTCTGCTACTTGTTCAGTACATTTTTCAGTAATGTCCTTACCGTTAAATGAAAAGATTTCAACCTTATCATCAATCTTATGAATTTGTATTCTCATTCCATCGTACTTTTCTTGTACGACATAATCTCCGGAGAATCCCATCAATTCATTCATATCTTCAATATCGAAGATACGGTACATTGGTTTGTTAGGAGTTAAGAAGTTAGAGATGGCCTTCTCTTCCTCGGACTTTTTAGATTTAAGCATAGCGAATTTATCCGAAAAGCCCGAACCAAAGGAATTACAACTTTCGTATCTATCAAGAATTTCTTGTTCTTCGGGTCTAGTATTCTCGCTAAATATGTCACTAATAAATTCATACGATGCCTCACAGTCAATTGAGTTAAAGAATTCCGTTAATTCTTTTAATTCATTTTCCGGAGTATCTTTATACTTGAGGCCACATTTCTGTGTAAATTTTTCCCAAGAACCATGATGAGCAATAAACGATTCAAACATTTTTCGTTTGTATTCTATGTAGTCCTGTTTTAACTGCTCGCAACAATCTCCCGAAGCATCAGCATCCATTTCAACTACTGCTACATTTTGAGTCACATCGGGTTTTTCTTCTACTCTCATAGTAGGGTTTTCCATTCTTTCTTTGAATTTTAATTCTTGAGCCATCATAGCACTCATTGATTTCTTTAATTCTACTCCAACTAATTCACTCCAGTCTTCTTCGGAGTGTCCGGCTAAAAATACTTTCTTGAGTTCCTTTAGTGCATTCTTGAATTTAGAATTCACTTTCTTACTATCTTTATCGTCGCCGTAGTGTTCAATAACAAATAGAGGAACATCATTTAATGCTAAATCTAGTCCTTCCAAGCCATCGGTTATCTCGTCACCTTGATATTCTAATTCGTTATAGAGTTTAGAAGATAGGGCATCATCACTGTTTCTAATTGCATAGTGAATGAACTTCATAAAAACATCTACATTTGATAGTAGAGATTCTAGTACATTCCCTTTCATTTTCTTAGAGAATGGGTCGTTGACATTCTCGGAATCGAATCGCATTTGCTTAACAGAATCATAGATAATTTTAGCGGAGCCGCTTGTAGGACTACCTGCATCATCGGATTCAAGGTGACGCTCATCTAAATATTCTTTGAGTTCCTTACCAAGAGGACTAAGACTATCATACGATTCCTTAATTTTCTCAAGTATATTTCTCCAGCGACCCCCATACTCTTTAGGGTCACTTCTTGCAGATAAATAAGCGACTCTAGTTTCCTCGAAGAGAGATAAAATCTCATTAGATAAGGGAGCCTTATCCTTCTCGAACATTAGGCCAGTGGTTGCCATCGAATCACTCAAGAGTCGTTAGTATCTCCAGCAAGACCATATCCGGAATGAGTACCTGTATTATTCTCAATCTTAGTATCGTCTTTTTCAGCCTTGGGTTTCTTGGTCTTAACTTCGGGGTCTTCTATTTCCAACGGTAGAGTTTCTCTACCCTCTTGTTGTAAGACTTCCTTTGCTTTACGGACCAATCTAATTGCTCGACTAATTCTTGCTTCCTCTTCTGTCATTTTTTCCGGCATATCAGTTCCTCCCATTTACGAACTTTTCAATATCATTCCAACTCATCTTGTGGATAGCATCAGTATCCGGTACAGATTGGTTTGACATGGACGGAATAGGACTATCAACAACAACGAAGCCCGACTTCATAAGTAAGTTATCTTTGTTGTAGACTGCTTGTTCTAGAGTCTTAATTCTACCAACTAATTCCTTTAGAATAATCAGCATGTCTTCATTATTTTCACTCATCTCTCAAGTCCCCCTTTCTCTTTGGATATACGACTTCTCGTAGTTGACGATACAAGACTTCGTACTCCTTACGAAGTTTGCTAGATAGGGCCACCATATCAATGTTCCTTTCGTCAATGCCGTCAAACTTCTTCTTCATCTTATCATCAGATTTAACCAAGTCTAACTCTCTTAGCATGTCAATGAGTTCACCCATTCGAGTGAAATCTTGGCCAAAGTATTCGGTTGGTTCTGCTGATTGTAGAGTCTTCTTCAATCGCTTTCTCTTCTTTTCATCTAGTGAGTCCAAAATTGGACTGTTTTCTTTTTCTATCATATCGGGTTGTTTTAGTATTCTTTCCCACATTATTCTTCCTCCACATTTCCTTGTTCTCTATTAAATTGTTGAATTAAGTCTTGTATTGTATCATTGTCAATTGTAAGATTTTCTTCTCCTACCTTGTCTGTAAATTGCCTAATATTTTTAATCAGTAGTCGATACATTCTCTTTTTTTGTCCCTCTGACATTGGATAAAATCTAGGGGGAATACTTGGGAAATAAGTGGATTTAATTTTTTCAATATAATCCAACATAAAACTTTCTTGAGTTAATTCTCCAACAAACTCCTCGTTAGTGATACCCCTAGTTTCCATTTCATCAATGGCCTCTTCTATTACACCATAGTCGGAAAGTAGTAGATTTTGTAGTTTGTCAAATCCATATTTCTTAAGCAATGGACTTTCCTCCATTTTCTCGGAAATTTCTTTTATGACTTCTAGTTTTTTATTTCTAGGTAATTTATCGAATGCCTGTCTTCTCTTCTGCGTCTTGGGTTTAAGAGAAGTGGCCCCCTTTTCTCCAGCATAATCTAAAATGTATTCAAATAGAGTTCTACTATCAACTCTCTTGTTTAACTCTTGATTTATTTTATTTCCGCTTTCCATCAAATCAGAGTATCCTTCATATATACGGGAATATCCCTGTTTCCCTCCCTTATCTTCAAAATGTACGAATCGTTTGTTCCTAATATCCTTCTTTTTTATATGGTTTCTATTTTTAGCCATTGATTGGAAAAACACTAGCCTATTGTCAATTACTGAAACTTCCTTCCCAAGAATAGTTTCTAGTCTTTTTCTAATTTCAATATTGTTTCTTCGCACAGCGTTTTCGTTCTTTTCCAGCAATGTTTTTTTGACAAAATCAGCCAAACTACCCTTGTATTCTATCGCCTTTGCTATTTTCTTAATAGTTTTCAGTGTTGTATCTTTGACCTTTAACTCTTCAATCAATCCTAATTCGCCTTCGCCTAATAGCATCTGTAGCGCATTGATTCGGTCTTTTAATTCGTTTTCTCTTTCGTAATGAGTTTTTACAATCTTCATCATATCCTTTAGATGGACTTCAAGAACTGCCTTGTGCCTATCAAAAGACACATCTATGTTAGGTTTTTCTTTTCCATCTATTTCCGTAGTTCCAACAGGTCTAATCTCTCTAGAACTGTCAAGATATGTACCAATCTTTCTAAGAATTTTAAATAGAGAGTCTTTTGCCGCATCCTTTTCTACAAAGTTTTCCCTTTGTATATTGTTCATGTCTTCTGTTTCTTCTGGAACTCTAAGTCTTTTAATCAACTTTAGCATAGTTTCTATTGTATTTTCTATACTCTTCTTTTTCTTACTGTAGTAAGTATTTAGAATAGAATCTTTTTTATCTGGTTGTAAGATTTCCTTTTCTGAAGAAGAAAAAATATCCTTTACTTTAACGGCGGCTAATTCTTCTTCCATTAGTTTAATGTAAGCCTTAATCCTAATCTCAAGATTTTTCTCTACTACCTTATTGAGTTCCCCTACTTGTGTTTTTAAGTCCTCACTCAAATCTTCTATTCCATCTTTCTGTGTGAATAACATCTTGGCTTCTTTCATGCCTTCTTCATCTAGAGTCTTAGTATATTCTCTAAGTAAAATAGAAATTTCTTCATTAGTATTTTCGACTTCCTCTAACGCATTAAAATATACCTTATCCAAATCCAAATTACC